GGGACTTCCGAAAAAATAAAATCGTATGCCCGCATTGTGGACATACGATAAGCAGCGGCAATTTTTGCAGATATTGCAGCCAGAAGGTTGTTGTTGTTTGTAACTGCTGGGTATTGAAAAAACCTTTTAACTGCGGAATGGATAAGTGCCCGGGTATGAAATTGTTAACAAATGCAAAATTACTCGCGGCTAAGATTCATTAGCGTTAAGATTGTGGGCAAAACATTTTGTTCAAACCACTGAATAAGCACATAACGGCCAAGGCCATGAACCTTTTCCATAATTTTAGCGGCAACCAAAGCTGATAATTGCGTTTTAGGAGATTCGACAATAAGGTCAGGAAAAGTTTCCTTTAATTGTTTTTTCTGAACATCGTCAAGCTCGTCCAACATATCAACAATTTTATCGGCTGTTTCTAATCGGGCTTGGGTCCACGGATATGGTTCACCGCAGTTATGGCAATAATAAGGTAAGGAAATATCGTTTTTGGCTATTTGATCGGTATAGCCGGTACATATCGTTTGATGATTTTGTTCTTCATTAAGAGGGTTATAACGATTTGCAAAACGATATTTAGGTACCTGAACATGTAATGCGCCGCGAATATGATTACCGCAATGTGGGCAAGCATGAATAACGGGCTCGCCACAGGTTGAACAGTACTGCTCGGACTGTTCCGGATGCGCATTAGAGTGGGCATTACGTATATGTCCGTTCTTACAAATTTGAGCATCCTGATAGTAGTATCTTTCTTGCATAACAACACATCCCTTCGTTACTAATTATATCAGCTGCGCAGGGAGATTGGGAATAATTTTAAGGAGTGACCACCAATGAATGAATTATTAAAAATCGAAATCAGTGAAAAGCAGGAACAGGTGATCAGCGGCAGAGCATTGCATATGTTTTTAGACATTGAAACACCATACACCATGTGGTTTGAGCGTATGCTGCAATACGGATTTTGTAACGGAAAGGACTTTTTAACAAAAATGTTAGAAAGTCACGGAGGCCGCCCCAGCACCGATCACATAATAAAGCTGGATATGGCCAAAGAGCTTTGTATGCTCGCTCGAAACGAAAAGGGTAAGCAGGCCCGGCAATATTTTTTAGAGGTCGAACGCGAATGGAATAGCCCTGAGAAGGTTATGGCCAGGGCATTGAAGTTAGCGGATCTAAAAATCAAAGAAATTACCGAATTTGCTGCGGAACAAACTAAGGCACTCGAAGCCGCTAAACCTAAGTGTATATTTGCGGACGCTGTGGCAACGGCAAAAACATCAATCCTAATCGGAGACCTTGCAAAGCTGATCAAGCAAAACGGTTATGATATCGGCCAAAAACGTTTATTTGCGTGGCTTAGAGAAAATGGCTATCTAATCAAAAACGGGTCCTCTAAAAATAGCCCGACACAGCGCGCTATGGATATGGCGCTATTTGAGATAAAAGAAACCACCGTTGTTCTGCCAAACGAAAGCACGAAGATAACTAAGACAACGAAGGTCACTGGCAAAGGACAAATTTATTTTGTCAATATATTTAAAAAAGCTGGCGGATTAGTAGGTTTGTAGTAAGGAAAGGAGTATAAAATATGGCCAGACCAACCAAAAAAGAGCAGAGGGAGCGAGCCTTAAAACAAGTACCGCGCCGCATGCTTTATCCAATCAATGAGGTACGAATATTGTTGTGTTGCGGAAATGAATTTTTACAGCAGCTTTTTAATGAAGGACGGTTACCTTATGTATTGCGCGGGAAATACCGCTATGTGACTCAAAATGCCATTGATAACTACTTGTTAAGTGAGGAGGCAAGGCTGTCATGAAAACACTAGGGATCTATATTTGGTACTTTTTTGCTGAGAGTGAAATTTTCCCTAAGATACTGATAGCGGCAGCACTGATTATTTTTGGAATGTTTTTAGAAAGGGCGTGGTGAGATGTGGAAAGAGTTAGGTTATCAAATTGCGGTAATTGCTATTGGGACTTGGGCCGGTGTATTTTTCGGGTTATGGCTCTGGTGCAAGGTTGCTGGAATGAATTAAAGAAAAGAGCCATCAGCACGGCAATGCTGACAGCTCAGGGTTAATACATTGGTCATGAACAACCTGTATTGACTACATTATAGCATAATTTTGAAAGTGAGGAAAATAATATGGATATCAATGTAAATGTTAACGTGAAATTTGAGGAAACTCCAGCACTGATTAATTGTTTTAGTGCTTTTAGTACCGCGCTGCAGGCTACGGTAGGTGCTTTAGCAGTGGCTACCACTACTACGCACACTGCTACTGAAGATAACGCACCAGCAAAAGGCTGCAGGAAAAATTCAAAAGCCGCAAAAGTTATTCCGGCTACTGATGCTGCTACTGAATCTGTTCCTGTTGTTAAAGATGAAAGCGTATCCGCACCAGTAGTTAAAGCAGAACAAACTGCAGCTGCTGCACCGGCGCCAGATAAAGAAGAGGAAAAGGTTCTTACTATGGATGATGTTAAGGCTGCCTGCATGGATTTTATCAAAAAGAATCCTGATAAAAAAGCCAAACTGGCCGAATGTTTCCAAAAAGTAGGTAGTACTAAGTTATCTGATACCCCTGCTGAAAAATATGCTGAACTGATCGAGCTGGTGAAAGGGTTATGAGTGCTCACGCCTTTTTAAGTGCGTCAGGCAGTAGCAAATGGTTGAATTGCCCGCCTTCTGCAAGATTGGAAAGCCATTTCCCGGATAAAGGCAGTGAGTACGCAGCAGAAGGCACTCTGGCCCATGAGGTGGCAGAGATCCGGTTGCGGTACCTAAATCTTGAAATTTTACAGGATGAGTATGAAAAACGATTGCGAGCAGTAGAGGCTGATCCAAGATATTCCGTAAGTATGAACGACTATATTTCTGACTATGTAGATACTGTTTGGGAACGCTATTCATGCTTACAAGCTGAAAATAATGGGCGGGCCTATCTGTTTATAGAACAGAAACTCGATTTCAGTCCCTGGGTACCAGAGGGATTTGGTACCGGTGACGTGATAATTATCGCCGGTGACACTATTGAGGTGATTGACCTGAAATACGGCAAGGGTGTGCCTGTTTCAGCTGAAAATAATTCGCAAATGCGGTTATATGGTCTCGGGGCTTACAATAATTTTGGACTGTTATATGAGTTTAAAAATGTTGCCATGACGATCGTGCAGCCAAGATTAGACAGTATCAGTTCTGAAACGCTGACACTTAATGAACTGCTTGCATGGGGCGAAGCTGTAAAAGTAACGGCCAAAATGGCGATGAAAGGCGAAGGCAAATACGGGGCCGGAGATCATTGCAGGTTCTGCAGAGCGTCGGCTACCTGCAGGCATTTGGCAGATTACAATCTTGAAATTGCTAAATACGCATTTGCTGAAGCCGACTTGCTCTCAGATGCTGAAGTTTCAGATATACTGATGCGCGCCGGCGCTTTTACGAAGTGGATAGATGCCCTGCAAAAATACGCGCTTGATGCAGCTGTCAATACTGGTAAGAAGTGGCCAGGCATGAAACTGGTTGAGGGACGCAGTAACCGTAAAATTACTGATCCTGAGATCATGGCAGAAATTTTGCGCAATGAGGGCTATGCGGATGAAACTATTTATAAACCAACAGAACTTCGTAGTCTTACAGACTTGGAATCTCTGACAGGTAAGAAAAAATTTAGGGAACTGACGGTGGGTCTTATTGAAAAACCGCCGGGAAAACCAACGTTAGTAACTGAACAAGATAAACGTCCGGAATGGGCTCCCGAAAAATCTATTATTGACCAATTTGAGGAGGAATAATTATTATGGCAAAAACACAAATCACTACAGGCAGAGTTGGGTTTTCTTATGTAAATGCATTTCATCCGCGCGCGGATCAAAATGGTGTAGAAAAATACAGCGTGATGCTTTTGATTCCTAAATCCGATACCGCAACACTTGCAAAAATGAAGGCAGCAGCCCAAGCTGCTAAAGACACTTGGGTAGAAAAAGGGAAGAAACTGCCGGCGCAGCTGAAAACTACCCTGCATGATGGCGACGGTGTAACACCTAACGGAGGTGAACCCTATGGCCCCGAATGTGCAGGACATTATGTTATGAACGTATCGAGCACTCGAAAACCTGCTATTGTATATGCCGACAAAACACCGATCACTGAAGAATCGGAATTATACAGTGGCTGTTATGGTCGGGCTATTATCAACTTTTACGTCTATGATAGCCAGGGCAATCGCGGCGTATCTGCGGGGCTTATGGGCATTATGAAATTATCGGATGGCGAGCCCCTTGGCGGCGGTATCGTTCGTGATGAAGACTGGGATGATGGGTTTGATGATTCGGCCTATGCTGATGATCTGCTAGGTTAAGAACCATGACCAGACTAAGCATTGACCTTGAAACCTATTCATCAAGGGACATAAAAAAAGTTGGAACTTATGCTTATGTCGATGCTCCTGATTTTGAAATACTTTTATTTGGCTTTGCGTTTGATGAAGACCCGGTGCAGGTTATTGACCTTGCTCAAGGTGAAAAACTGCCCGCAGATGTGCTGCGGGCTCTTTTTTCACCTGATGTATTGAAGACTGCATATAATGCTAACTTTGAAATGACGTGCCTGAGCAAGTATTTCAAGAAAAAGCTCAATGCTGGTCAATGGTCCTGTACTTCGGTACTTGCTTTGACTTTAGGTTTGCCGGGATATTTGGCTGGTGTGGCTCAAGCCTTGAATTTTCCTGACGATAAACAGAAAATGTCCATCGGGCGGCGATTGATAGAATATTTTTGTAAGCCCTGCAAGCCTACTAAAACAAACGGCGGACGGATTAGGAATTTGCCGCAGCATGATGGTAAGAAGTGGGAGCTATTCAAGCAGTATTGCGGACAGGATGTAGAAGTTGAACGAACTATTTTAAATAAACTGGATAGATTCAGGCCAAATGAAAAAGAGCAGCGGCTTTGGGAGCTTGATCAAAAAATCGTCAGTGCCGGTATCCTTATCGACCGGGTACTGGTAGAAAATGCTATCAAATGTGATGAACAGATAAAAAAGGATGCTATGCAGCAGTTGAAAGATATTACGGGTTTAGATAATCCGAATAGTGTTGACCAGATCAAAAGCTGGTTAGAATTTTCTACTGGGGTGCGGGTGCCGAGCCTGACAAAAAGTGTAGCACAGGAAATGTTGCAGAGTGATTTGCCAGCAAATATAAAAAGAGTCTTGGAGCTGAAGCTGCTTATCTCCAAAACTTCAGTAAAAAAGTATTCAGCAATGATTGGGGCTGCTTGCAGCGATGACAGGATACGCGGACTTTTACAGTTTTATGGAGCTAATCGTACCGGCCGCTGGGCCGGCCGTGTTGTACAGGTACATAACCTGCCGCAGAATCATCTGCCGGATCTGGATGATGCCAGAAATCTTGTAAGAAATGGCGATTTTGATATGTTGGATATGCTTTATCCGAACGTCTCCGATGTACTCAGCCAACTGATCCGGACGGCGCTGATTGCATCGCCTGGCAGAACTTTTATAGTAGCCGACTTTTCGGCTATTGAAGCGAGAGTTATTGCGTGGCTGGCCGGAGAAAGATGGCGCCAGGAAGTATTTGCTACTACTGGCAAAATCTACGAAGCGTCAGCGTCAAAAATGTTTCATGTACCAATCGAAGAAGTTACGAAAGGCAGCACGTTACGCCAGAAAGGCAAAGTTGCAGAACTGGCTCTTGGTTATCAGGGCGGCGTTGGTGCGTTGAAGCAAATGGGGGCTGACAAGATGGGGCTTGCTGATGATGAGCTGACCGATATCGTGACAAAATGGCGCAAGGCCAGTCCGAAAATAGTACAGTTCTGGTGGGATGTAGAAGCTGCAGCAAAAGAAGCAATCGGCAAAAGAACTACTGTTCAGTATCGGCACGGTATAGCTTTTCAATTTGAAGCTGGCATGCTTTTTATCCGGTTGCCATCTGGGCGCCGTATAGCATATGCAAAGCCGCGGTTGGAAGATAACAGTATGGGCAGAACATCTATTACTTATCTAGGTGTAAATCAAAACAATAAAAGCTGGTGCCGCTTGGAAACGTATGGCGGCAAATTGGTTGAAAATATTGTGCAGGCCACGGCAAGAGATTGCCTGGCCGAAGCAATGCTGAAACTGGATGCGGCCGGATATAAAATACTGATGCACGTACATGATGAAGTGATCATTGAAGCGGAACCTGTGGCCGGTGAGTTGGAAAGAGTAATAAAAATAATGTCTGAAAATGTTTCCTGGAATAGAGGCCTGAAGCTTGATGCAGATGGCTATACAACACCTTATTACAGAAAGGATTGATATATTATGTCAAATACGTTTAGCGCAGTTGAGAATCAAATAAAGATTTTTAAAGAAATGCAGGATGAAATCGCTAAGGACACCAGTATTTTATCGGATGAAGAACGCCGGGAGCTGGAGGGTTATGTAGATAACCAGCGTCGGCAGTGTGAGCTTTATCTAAAATTAAAACCAGTAAAAAAAGAAGCGGAACCAGCAGCGAAACCAGAGAAAAAATCTTCAAGAGGCAAGAAGGCAGAAGCAAAAGTTACAGCTCCGGTCGCGGATAAAACAGAGGAAGAAAAACTGGATCAGAATTTGTTTGACGAAAAACCAGAGAAACAAGCAACAGAAATAGATATTGATGATCTTTTAGGTTAGGGGGTGCCCGTGATGGGGACTTTACTTGCAAAAATCGTAATTCCTAAAATGTTTGACTTTATTCAGGCTCCTGTTGCTTTAGGTGAAGGACCGTATAAGGATGACAATATTTATGCGCATTACTGCACTACCTGCGAGCAAACCTTCACCGCAAGGTGGGGGTATACATGCTTTAATGGCTGGCAGACCTGGAACGGTAATTATTTTAACTGCCCGGGATGCAGAGGATCTTCCAAACATAAAGGGTTTGCGCATGACATCGGGGTAGGTATACCTGAAAAAATGATTTTATCTCTTTATGAGTATAAGAATCATATCAGTTTGAGAATTTCATATACAGAAGTGACTTTTGACGATATTCGTTTTTGTGCTATTAAAAAGCGCTGCCACGAAACAGTAATGTTTGATGTCCATAAAAGAAAGTCTTATTTTGAAACCAAGGATGATGTTAAATACGAAATATCTAATCCAGTAGAACGTGAGTTTAGTGAACAATCCGTTTTAAGATATCTTACTCATAGCAGCATCGCCTGGAAAAATAATAAAAAAGATTTTGCGAATATGCTGCTTAAATTGCGCACTGCTATTAGCAAAAAGGTTAAAGACTTTCATAATATCAAGTTAAAAGCTATGCATGTACCAGCAGGCAGTTCGATGGGAGCACTTATTTTTCCTTTGAGTAATATTGCCTGGCGTTTGGCCGTGACGGATGCCCCCAATCTACCAACGGTTTTTAATGATCGTTCGTGGCGCAGCGATTACCGTGGTTTTGTAGAAGCTCATTATATGGATAAGATATCGTTAGAACCTTTTTTAGAGAAAGTGATAGCTAAAACGCGTATTGGCCTGTCTTATCCGCAAAGCGTATTGAACGTTATGGGGCTTCGTGATACAAAGGCTTTTAGAAAAATTATTGCCAAATGCAGCCTTTTAGAAGCTGGTAGGCTAAAAACGGCCGTAGGGATATCCGCAGATTACAAAGAGCAGTTATTATTGGCAGGCGCGCTTGCCAGCGTTGGGGAAATGGGGCTACGTATAGAAAGATCTTTTGCGTTTGGAGAACTAAGTTTGAATTTTTTGAAGATCGCTTCAGACCGATATAAAAATAATGCAGCTTATTTTCTGATTAAGCATTATAACCCTTCGGATATAGATGATTGCAGCAGAATGTATTTTAAGCTTGCAGCTGAAACGCAGGAACTTTTGTGGACAGAAAAACCTTCTATTGCACAAATACATGACTGGCTTGTAGAAAAATGGGATGCACAGAAAAATAAAGATTATTCGTTGCAGATACCGGAACATGTAGTAAAGCGTTTGGCGATGCAGAAGGACAGATTGAAATTCTTTCTTCCGGAAACCGCGCATGAGCTGCGCATGGTCGGCAATAAACTGCACAACTGTGTAGGCTCTTATGCTGAACGTGCGCTTGCCGGCAAATGCACTATAGCGGTTATGACTGATGATGAAGGTAAATTATTAGTTTGTATTGAAGTGGCCGACGGAGAAATCAGGCAGGCTAAACTCAATCAAAACAGACCGGTTGCCAAAAATCCTGAACTGAATGCAGCAGTAATAGAATGGGCCAAGGAAGCCAAGTTAAAGATAAATACCTGTGATATAGATACAGGCAGCGGCAAGAATGAACTGAGGAATGCGATATGATCCCTGCAAAATTTACTATAGCTGTCGGCGGCAGCCGTAAGGCTAAGCAATGGAAAAATAAAGAATTTAGTTGGCCTGATATTCTGGACAAGCTTAGAGTTACTACCAGGACGCGCGAGAGTGCTGCGGAGTATGCCAATTTGTCAAAGCCCCGGCAAGACGAAATAAAGGACGTTGGTGGTTTTGTAGGTGGCTATATAAAAAATGGCCGCCGCATTGCCGGCAATGTTGTCAAGCGGCAGCTGGTCACATTGGACGCAGATTTTGCGGACAGCAGCTTTATGACGATCCTTGATCTGGTACTTGGTGATGTTTGTTATGCAGTTTATTCAACACATAAGCATACACCGGAGAAACCGCGGCTGCGCGTTGTGATCCCTTTGGACAGAGCTGTGCAGCCGGATGCGTATCAGGCTATTGCCCGGCGTATTGCTGATGATATTGGAATGGATCTTTTTGACGATACTACTTATGAAGCTGAAAGGCTGATGTACTGGCCAAGTACTTCTACCGATGGCGAGTACATATTTTTCGCTAACGATAGCGAGAACTGTTTGGATCCGGACGATGTGCTTGCTACATACGATGACTGGCGTGATACTTCGACGTGGCCAGAGAGTTCTAGGGCAAATAAGATGCGGCAGGCAGCTGTGAAAAAGCAAGGTGACCCTTACGAAAAACCTGGAGCAATAGGCGCTTTTTGCAGAACGTATTCAGTGCCGGATGCGATAGACTGTTTCCTTAATGATGTGTATGAGCCTTGTGGTGAAGGTCGTTATACCTATAAACAGGGAAGTACGTCAGGTGGGCTTGTGGTGTACGAAGATGGCAAATTTGCATACAGCCATCACGGTACCGATCCTGTCAGTGGAAAGCTGGTAAACAGTTTTGACCTTGTTCGGCTGCACCTTTTCGGTGATAAAGATGTTGACGTTGAAGTCGATACTAAAATAAACAACCTGCCGAGCTATGGCGCAATGCAGGAATTCGCAATGAAAGACGATGCCGTTAAAACCGAACTGGCTAAAAAGCTGCTGGAAGAAAGTGACGATTTTGGAGATGTGCCGGCAGATATAGACTGGATGAGTAAGCTGGAAATAACGCCGAAAACCGGTGAAATAAAATCAACGCCACATAACCTGAAGCTGATTTTAGAAAATGATATCAATCTGGTCGGTAAAGTTGCCTATAACGATTTCAGTTTCCGGACGGTGCTGCTGGACAGTATGCCCTGGCGGTCTATAAAGCAGGGCGTTACCTGGAACGATACAGATGATAGCTGCTTACGCAATTATTTAAGCAATGTTTACGGCGTAAAAGGGCAGCAGGTTATTTATGATGCCTGTGCTGAGGTTTTTACCCGCAACCATTTCCACCCGGTTCGTGACTATATCAAGGCTAAAGAGTGGGATGGAACACCGAGGATAGATACCCTTTGGATAGATTATCTTGGGGCTGATGATACGGATTATGTACGTACCGTGACCCGTAAGCATTTAGTAGCTGCGGTAGCAAGGGTATTCAGCCCCGGCTGCAAATTTGACAATGTGATAATTCTTTGCGGACCGCAGGGCATCGGTAAAAGTACGATGCTGAAGAAACTCGGCCGTGAATGGTTCTCAGACAGTCTTACTAGCGTGCAGGGCAAGGAAGCCTATGAACAGCTGCATGGAGTTTGGATTGCAGAGCTGGGTGAGCTGTATGCTACGAGAAAGGCTGAATCAGAAGCGGTAAAACAGTTTTTATCGAAGTCCGAAGATATCTTTCGTGTAGCTTATGGACGTAGAACAGCTTCATTCCCACGGCAGTGCGTATTTTATGGGACTACGAATGAAACTGTATTTCTCCGAGACCGGACGGGCAATAGAAGGTTTTGGCCGGTTAACGTAGGTGGTCCGCATGATAAGAGTTTTAAAGATTTTACAGAGGCAGAAGTAGCGCAGGTGTGGGCCGAGGCTTATTATCTGTGGCAGCAGGGAGAAAGCCTGTATCTGGACAAAGATATGGAAGCAGAAGCCGTTAAGGCACAGTCAGCGCATACTGAGGAGTCTGAGAAAGTTGGTCTGGTACGGGAATACCTTGATACTTTGCTGCCGGAGAACTGGGATAGTTTGGATCTGTATGAACGCCGGGATTTTTTGGAAAGTGATGAGCTTACTGAGCCAGGTACAGTGCAGCGGTATAAGGTTTGTGTTCTTGAGATATGGTGCGAAGTGTTTAAAGGAGACCCAAAGAACCTTAATAGTTTGATGTCCAGAGAGATTAACAGCATCATGCAAAATATGCAGGGATGGGAACGGTCAAAGGGAAATTTGAGGTTTGGAAAAATGTATGGGCACCAACGTGGCTACTGTAGATGTACAAATTAGCGGAAACAAAGGCGGAAACAAAAACACGAAGCGGAAACGGACTTTAGCGAACTAAAGGGAAACAACGGAAACAGTGGAAACAAAATTTTTGAACACTTTTCAAAAATCAGCATTTAGCGCAAACGGCGGAAACAAGAGCGGAAACAGAAAAAACAGGTTTTGTTTCCGCCAAAAAGTTAGAACACAAGCGGTTTAGAGTGATAGCGGAAACAAAGTAAACAAAAAATATTACTATAAAGATATTTTAATAATATACGTATATACGCGCGTAAGAAATAGCATATAGGGCTTATATAAATAGATATAAGGAAATTTTTTGTTTCCGGTGTTTTCAGGACAAATGTCCACGAAAGGAGTGTTCTTGTGGAGAGGACAGAGAAAGATGTCGAACAGTATTTGTGCAAACGAGTGAAAGAGATGGGCGGTAAGGCCTATAAATTCGTAAGTCCAGGTAATGCTGGTGTGCCGGATCGGCTGGTCGTGGTACCTACTGGACTAGAATCACTGGTTACGGCTATATACCTGCTTGTAGAAGTAAAAAAACCG